GTGGACGTTGCTCTGTAGGAATCTGATCCATAATGTAGGGCAACGATTCCATACCAGGCTGGAACATGTCTTCAAAGAAGATAACATCTTCACCTGTAACTTCACCGTTACGCATCATTTGCACCAAGTTCATCATTTGCGACATTGCAAAGTAGGAACGGCCATGTGCATCTAGCACTTGACCTACCTGGATTGCTTTTGTGTTATCAATAGTTGTGCCAGGTACATTAACCCAATCAATGGAGCGGCGTTGAAACGCACGCCTGCTCCACTCTTCAAGTTGTAATGTATACCTGCCTTCATAGGGCTCTAAACCCATGTAAAATAGTTTACGCACGATTATATACACCTACATGTATTTTTAATTTTTTAGGGCTTCGATCTGCACTTAACTTAACACTTACATCATATGTAATTGCAGTATCACGAACCATACCATTAATCTCGTAATGCTGAATTAAATCAGCATATTTAAGATCACTTAAATATGAATTAAAAAGACGGCGTACTGTACGTTCACTTCCGTCATTTGTTGCTAAAATACCATCGTATGGCTCAATGATCTTAATAAGATCCCATTTGATGTCATTAACACTTACACGCCCTTGACGGACATCACGAATATTAGTTGCTACTTCATTCATAGCTACAAGTTGCTCCATTTTCATTATCCTCGCTTACAGTAATTGTCATTTTGCGATTAGGATATTTGTTGTTAATTGCTTCTGCAAGATCATCACAAATCATCTCACAGGATTTAAAGTCAAGTTGCAGAGTATTTTCTGCATAAAGTTTTTCTAACCAGCGTTTAAACTGTATAAATTCAATGTCTCGATCGTCGTGGAATACTTCAATCTCAACTTTAAAATGAAACATATGACGATGAATGTAACCTAAGAAACTTACATCATATTCATCACCTGTTGCAAGATTAGGATCATCTAATGCTGCAGGATATTTGTGTAATCCTTCTTTTTGAAAAGTGACCCAAATATTTGTTTTTGTTTTATTCATTTTGTTATCTTCCTCACGCATACGCCGAAGCATATATTCGTAATAACGTTCTTGCATTATTCAATATCAGTATCATCTGATTGATCAAGTACTTGAATTTTCTTTTCAAGTCGTTGCATAACTTGCATCATTTCCCACAACTTCCAGTCCATTGTTTTTGCAAGTTCGTAAAATGTTTCTAATGTTATTTCAGTTGTTTCTTCCACAGGTTCGTCAATAACACGAATTTTCTTAACCATTTGTTATTTCCTTTTTAACGGTTTCAATTTGTTCTTTTAGTTTAAGTTTTTGCTTCTTAAGACTTTTTATACTTAATTCAGCATTAGTATGTTTATACAACTGTTCTATCTCTTTGTCAAGTGTTCTATGTTTCTTTTCCAAACTTTTTAACAGTTGTGTTTTTTCTCGGGGCATTTTCTACTCTTTCCCTTAAATCACTTGTACTGAATCTGTGATCTCTTTTATTAAAGTACAGTTCAATACCACGTTTACGGCAGACTTCTTTACCAGTAAAGTCTTTCTCACGATATTCTTCACCTAGTACTCGCATATCAATACTATACATATTTAGAATATCAATTAAGTCTTGTTCGGTTTCATATGGGATAATTTCGTCCACATACTCTACTGCACTTAGTTGTGCATAACGCTCAACTAAACTTTGTACCGGTTTATTCTTATCGCCCGGCCTATCAATAGTTGGATCAGTTTGGAGACCAACTATTAAATAATCGCAATGTTCTTTCGCTTCACGTAACATAATAATATGTCCTGCATGAAGCAAATCAAATGTACTACATGTAAATCCTACTGTCATTTTACCACCTTGTCTTTAGTATATTTAGACCAATTTGTAAAAACTGTTTTATCTTTTAAGTCATGCACACGATGTACCCATACGCCTGGATTAGTTGCATCAAAATCTCGATCATCTAATTTTAAACATGCATTATATCCTAACAGATCAATATACGGTAACTTTGCACTGATCATTGGAATAAAACGGTTGTATTCGGTATAACCACTTTCGAGTACATATTCTACATCACGAATATCAAAGTCAAGAGTTACCCACCATCCTTCATCTAATAATGCCTTTACTAAGTCGTCCCAACTATCATGTGCAAAATAACTCATGTTGGCGCCAAGATATATATGTTCAACACCTTCGTTTGCTGCAGTCTGTCTTACAGTTTCGATATCCTGTAATCCTACTACAAACAATGTAAGCATATCATATGCTGGTGTATGCTCTATTTCTTTTCCTACAAAAAGTTTTACAGCATCATCTGTTCCTGTTTCATACACTCGTTTCATACTTCAAACAACTCATTAAATTTAGTATGTGCATTTTTTGTTTTCTTTCCTACATTAAGACGTGTACCTATAACTTGCATCCAAAATGTATCATTGTCATCAATTAGTTTAAGAGATTTTTCACGATCTTGCAATCTAAAAATTTCATCTACAACATCTTTAAAAAACTTTCGTTCAAAACGCTCATCGACTAACATGTATGGACTATCGCCATTGTCATAGTTTCTGTTTGCTCGCTGTGTACTTTCAATATGCATCCAAACATTATGTGCCATTTGCAATGCATAACTAAATGAATCCCAAGATGTCTTACCTTCTTTACCTATTTTATTTAGGTCACCTGGTTTGTATATACAAATATCATTGATTTTACATTGTGCACTAATAGGCGAATCTTCAAATGATTCTAGTATATTATCTTGCAATACTGCGTCTCGGAACTTGCGAGTATCATTTGCAAGTGCTTTATCATCAGCACTAGGTACCATTTGATAACTCCACTTACCTCTGTCTTCTAGTCTTATATTGTTATAAATTTGTCCGTTTGCAGTAGCAAGGAACGGGCTTGCACAGTCATATGTGATCATAAAGTTTTTGTTGTGATACTTGCGCACTGCACGTTGAATGTCTGTAAGTAGCACAGCCCATTCTAGTTTACTTGTACCCAAGAAGTGCATAACATCGTGTACACCTTCTTCTAGTAATCCATCGTGTATCATATGCACAAGCCTGCGCAAAATTAAATGCACATCACACATGTTCTGTCCGCCCATTGCCCAGCCATTAAAGTGTGTGTCTGGATACTTTGCTGGATCACAATAGTCTTTGAACTCTGCATACCAATTATCTGCGTCAGTGTGATTACTGCCTTGCAATACGTTTAGTACTTTAAAGTTACCACGTCTATTAGCCATGTAGTAGCGAGCATTGATGTGTGTTGCATCTACAGCATCTTGATAACTGCGAATGTTTGCTGCAGCCGCAGCCTTGGGATCTTGGAATGTCCAAGTTGGAATATCCAACATCATTCCGTAATCCATATATTCTTCCATCCAGTTTACAACTAGTTCTCTTTTCTTTTGTGCTTCTGGACAGTTAGGATCAGTCCAGTTTCCGGGCCATAACCCTTTAGCAATTTGGAATCCTCCGGAGTCACCAAGTAACCAACTATTTTCTCTGTCACGTTTACGGACCATATCTTCTTTTTTAGACTCTTTATTAACATCTAAATTAGCATGTCCTGCAGAATAGAGAGCCCATTTATAGTGAAAAGTCCCCTTCTTTGTATTTAGAAAATTCAATGATTCAACTTCACCTAACCCTGCAGGTACTCTTGCAGGATCAACATAATTTTCATAACGCTGTTTACCTATAAATGTAGCATAGAAAGTACTAATGCTAGGCAAAAAAACAGCGTAGTCTTGTTGTTTGTTTGTTAGGTTATCTTGTTCCATGTATTACTTACTTTGTGCAGGGAAAATATACTCATATACCGCCATGCCATTATCAACATCAATTTGTAGTGCACCCATGTCACTAAACTTCATTGTAATGTCTCCGTCTAGTGACAGTACACTCATTACTTCGGCTACTGGATAACTCCAGGGAGATTTTAAACTTCCGTCAATTCCTGTTTGAAATGTAAAGTCGCCTGTATGTCCACTGCCATCACCAAAATAAAATTTTAGATCGTTATCTTCAGTCTTTGCAACAAACACAATTTCATCACTATTTGCTTGCGCCTGCATTTTAAAACGTGCTACACTTGCACTATGTGGATTTACTTCAACATTCCAGTTTGCACCTTTAAAACGAACACTTGCTAGTTTTTCTTCCATTAATTCTTTTTGCATAAAACGGAATGTATTCTTGAAATCTCCGCTAGCGTTTTTAAAATCTAAACTAAAAGGTTCAACTTCGCCGTTGCGCTCACGAGTGTTTACTGTGATATCTGCATTTTCTTTATATTCAGGAATATTAAGAATAACATTTAGTTTACTCAAGTTAGGTAATCCAAATGTATTATTTTCAAGTCCAGGAATAGCCTGTTTATATGTTGCTTTTACAACAACTTTATTATTATCGTCTTTTGCTTCAACGGTAGTACCGTCTGTTACTTTAACTGCTTCAATGTCGCCTACACCACGTGTATGCTTTACAATATCGAGTAGATAATCTCTCATGTTTTTTTCCTTTTTACTAACTGTACGTTATAACTGCCTTGTGTACGAGTATTAAATCTATAGTCTCGTACAAATCTATTTAGGTGGAGCCACGTTTCTATTTCATTACGTATCATACCTTGTCCGCAAATAACTTCACAAGATTTATAGTTATCATAGTAACATTTTTCTATAAACCTGTCAACACTTTTCCATGCTTCGTGTATATGTTTTCCGTGTAAATCTAAACTACGTTTCATCCAAAATCAAACAAACTTTCAAATGTTGTTTTGTCCTCTGCTTTAGTTAAGTCGATATCCAAAACTCCTAGCAAGTTTTCAATCTTCTTAGTAATAATAACTTCTTCCATTTCATCGGTATCAAACGGTAGTTCTTTAAACCAGTCTGGAATCATTGTCTCGTCTGTTGGATATCCAATACTAGTAAATCCCATTGGATTACTTTTTAGTTTACAGACAATAGTTTTCATACCGTCCATAATTTCCATACTATACTTGTCGCCATTTAGTCTGCGCATTCTGTTATAGTTAATTGCTGCACGAACATGTCCGGGCATATTTGCTTTGCCTTTGTACATTTCTTGTCCGTCACGTGACTTTTCCCATTCTAGACCTGTGTAGTATGTTAGTTTGTTAACACGTTTAGGAGTACCGATTTGCCAAGGCTCTTTGTTTCTAAACTCTTGTCTAAATTCAATAATACGGTCAATAATCTCATCATTGCTTGTACCTGTTAGTGTTTTTAACAATAGTTCATTCAAGAAGTCTTGCATAAATGCTGGAGTGTCACTGCGTTTCAAGTCTAAGCCCATTGCTTTAATTTTGCCTGCTTTTTCTCCTTGATCTTCTCTGAATCCTTCGTTGTCATATACAAGAATTGCATAGCGTTTCTTCTTAATAAAGATACCAGCACTTGCACAAACTTCACGACCTGCTGCAATAATTTCACCTTGCTCTGGATTCAAAACATTGTGTGCACGAGCCATGTACTCAGGAAAAGTTACGTTTGCTTGTTCGCAAACTTCATCATAAATTGCAGTAACAGTATCCTTGTCCCATGTAATTTCGCCTGCTTCAATTTGTTCTTTAAATATAGGATAGGCACTAAAGTACACACTGTCTGTATCACCATATATAATTGCAGGTCCTACGTGATTGTATTCACCAGTAAACAGTTCATTTACTTTAGCACCCATGTGTCTAGCAATGGTACGTCCTGTTAGTGTTGTACTTTGACCCATACGGTTGTCAAAGAAACGTGAGCCTGGGTTAAGTACCGCACCATACAAACTGTTCAAGTTAATCTTTTTAACAAGTTGTCTCTTATCCCAAAACGCAAACTGTTCATCATCTACACCTTTTTGCTCTTTAGCATTCTTCTGTAGTACTTTACGCTCACTGTACCAACGTTCTAGTAATCCAGGAATAATACCTTTTTTAGTTTGATCAACGATAGTACCATTACTTGTTAATACCCAAGGTTGTCCACTATTAAACACAATGTTATAGATTTCTTCTCCAGTTGCTGGAAGTTGTTCTCCGTTTTCAAAGTCAATGTACAACAAGACTTCTTGATCTTTATTCATAACAAGTTCATATTCAGGACAAGCAAACTTTCCTTCCCAGGCCTTTGCTGGCTCCCATTTGTATTCTTCGAGCATTGGCACTGTTAATGTATGTCTGATTTGTCCAATGATTGTTTCAGTGCTTAAATTAGTACTACGCAATATACTTGGATATAGACTGTTTAAGTCCATTGATCCGATCCATTCGTGATATCCTGCTTTAGGAGTAGCAACATACGCACCAGCAGCCGGCACTTGTTTTGGGTAATGTTCTTGTATACGATCGTGTTGTTTGTCAGGAACAATATAACCACGTCTATGTGCTTCATTTACAATTGCTTGATCTGTAACTGCAACAGCTCCCATTGTAGTAGGCACAAGTACTGTATTATCGTGTGCAATAACATTTGCAAGATCAATAAATTGCAATTTCTTATCTAGTTTTACTAGTAGTTCGACGTCTTGTCTGTTATAGTCGATAAACGTATAAAAGTCATTGTTATATAACTGATCTAGTGTACCCTGATATGCAATTTTACGTTCGTCGAGTTCGTATTCGCCAATAGCATCCAAACTATAAGAATGCATTTCGTGATATGTATACTTGCGATATAGTTCCATATAGTCTAAGTGCAAACGACCGATTGTATCAAACGTTTCTTGTGTTTTACCAAACTTTTCATACTCTCTGCGTTTTGGATATTTGTTCCATAAGCAAAAACGTTTAGTATGTTCTTTACCAAGAACTCTTGCTATACGATTAACCATATACGGAATATCAAAGCCTTCGCTGTTCCATCCGCTTAATACATCTGCATCTTCAATAAGATCTAAGAACGTTTGTAGTAGTTCACGTTCATTGTCCATTAACAGTGTATCTTCAAACTTATCGCAAATTTCTTTTGCAGTTTCACGAGTAAGTGTGTCAGGTTTGATAACCAAACATATAGTTCTGCCAATCCAATTTAAGTGTACACCGATTGCTGTAACTGGATTAAATGGATCTTCGGGTGGCGCAAAACCTACATCTTTGTCAAAGTCAACCTCAATATCGAAAAATGCAGTTTGTAGTTTAGGAGGATCAACATTTAAATAATTGTCTGCTAAACATCTAAATACAGGATTAATGTCGCTTTCAAAAAGACGTTGCCCGCTGTATAGTTTCTTTTCTTTTTTGAATGCTTTACCGTTTGTAGTTGTAAAGCGTTCTAACTTGTCGCCAAAAATACTTTCGTATTTGCCACGTTGATCTTTGTAGTAAAACGTGTAACGTGCAGGATACTCTCTGTATTCTCTGCGCCCGTTTACACGCTCTGCTACATATATAATGTCTTTGTCCCTGTCAAAATGTGCGTCTACGTACATTAAGCGCCTTTGCCAACTGCTGCTAGTACTTCTTCGACTTGGTTAAAGCCTTCTTGTACTTGTGCAAATTCATTTTTGTAAGCAATACGGATTGCTTTGTTAATAACACTTGGTTTCATGTCTAGTTCTTCTGCTACTGCTTTTACAGTATCACTCAAACCACCTTTGAGTGTTTCAATTTCACTTGTTACTTGAATACCTTCGTTTACAATTTGTTTAAGTTTCGTGATCTCGCTGTCACTGAAAGAACGTGTAGGCATATGCTACTCCTTTTAATTTAGTTATATTGTTATGAATATAAGATAAAAAAAGCGTTTTGTCAACGCTTTTCTAATT